TCACCAACATTAGCTTTGCTATCTAATAATGTATCTGTTTGGGTTTTAGTGTATGTATCACTTGTGTTAGCTTTCTTTGCAATCTCTACATCTTGAGCATCTTGAGAGGCATTTATTTCAGCTTTAGTGTAAGTATCTACAGGAGATGGTAAGTTTGCAATAGCATTGGTATTAGCAGTAATATTTACATCTTGAGCATTTTGTTGCGCATCTATTTCAGCTTTAGTATATCCATTAGTGCCACTTTCTACTTCTGTCCATTCACCATCTTGTCTACCATATTGCAAACCATCAACAGGTGCATCAGGTATGCCAGCACTATCACTAATAGATACCCATGTCTTGTTGTTACGAGCATATGTCTCACCATCTTCTGGTGCTTCAGGTGCTAGGTTATTTGTTTCAGCATTAATATTGGTAATACCACCGCCATCACCACTAAATTTCTTAGCATTAATATTTGAGTTAGGTATTTCTATATTGTCATCTAAATTTAAGAACACAGCTTTTTCTGCTGGATAAGTGCAGAATACACTTGAATTACCATTTAACGAAAGTAAACTTCCTGTGTTTGAAGTCAATAGATTTCTTACAATATTTGTTCCTGTTTTAACACCATAACCAACTTCCCATGCGGTGTCATCTGTAATACAGTAATAAACAGTGCTACCATCGGTGATTGCTTCCCAACCTTGATAACCCTCTTTAGGCGCTCCTATTTCAATATCAGCTTCGCCTATTGTAGAGCAGTTTGTATATATTCTATCTTTTAGTTCTAAAGCCATGTGTATGTCCTATGTTAATGTTAGTTTAAGTTCGTTAGCGTTAATTCTAAATTGGTCGCCAGATAATATCTCTTTTACATTATCTAATTCAGTAAAGTAAAGCATAGAACCAGAGCTTGGTGCATCCATAATAGCAATCCAACCAACATTACCCCAATTACTTGTAGCTGTTGACCAATCTACTTGATTAGCATTTGTAGACACACCTTCTACTGGGTCAGTCATTGTCACTTCTTGTCGGTTATAAGATGCTTGAGCTACTTCACTAGAAGTTAAACCATCTTTTGTTGGGTCTTCATTAAATAAAGCTAAATAAGGTTTTGCTGGAGCTGTAAAAGTTTCGTCCCCTACTGTTGCTTTTATAAGTTTGTCTGCTAAATAATTGGTAAAATCCATGTTGTGTCCTATGTAAGTTGTACTGCTAATGGTTGTGCTGGGAAAGTTGACTGTTCGTCTGATTTTGTAATTGATGCTAAACCTTTCTGATACATACCATCCCAAGTAGCTAATCTAGGGTCATCCATCAAAAATGGAGCTGATTCAGCCAGTGATGCGTATAACAATAAGTCAGGGCATACATCTAAGTATTCGTTAGAAGGATTGCTATCTGACAATGGTTTTGGTATTTTGTAGTAGGTCATGTTAATTGTACTTGCGCCTGTTGGTTGAGGTGCTAATACAAAGTTATCTGCTACTAATGTGTAGTTAATAGGCTGTCCTTGTGCATTTGAACCACCATTTCTTCTGTAGAATTGTGATACTGTTTGAAATGTCAAAGGTATAATTGGGTCAGCATCTAAGTGTATGTCTTGCATTTCCAAGAAATCTGCTGGTGTTGGCACAACAAAGCCACTACTCATTGTGTATGTAGATTGTTGCAAAGTTTGTCTAAGCCTTAAATCTCTATTAAGTCTTTTCTCTGCTAACGATATAAACATAGGTATCTGAGTCGTTAAGTCTTGTCGAGCTAAGTAATCAGAGATGTTTTGTTTTAAGTTAGTGTAACTTGTAAATGCTGGCATATCTTATAGGTGTCCTTTTTTAGTTCTGAAAAATAAATTTTCAGGGTCATTTAACCAAGCAAAGAATCGCTTTTGGTCAAGTATCTCAAATCCTTTCATTACCCCTTGTTTATTTAGTATATCTACTGCTGTAAACGGTATGCTAGCTACTTTATTTCCAAATAGTTCATCCGACCATTTGGTGCTAGTTTCATTGTATTCTTTTTTGTTTTGTTCTATGAGCTCAGTCACATCTTGACCTACTCTAAACTTTCTATTTCCTTCATCATCTATTCCAACTTCTGTTGTCATGTTTTGATGGTCTGTAAATTTCTTCATATTATCCCTTAAAGGTAATGCCCTCCGAAGAGGGCGATTACTTAGTTACTACGGAGTTACAGGAGCAATTCCTGATACTTTAGCGTGAGCTTTTTCGTTTTTAACAACGAGTGTGTACTCAACGTTCATTAAGTGCTTCTCTGAATCACCAGTTTTAGCTAGTTTAGTTTTCTTGAAAGGTCTCAAGTAAGCTACTGAAGCCATTGCTGGGTCTACGAATAATGCACAAGCATCGTCCAAGAATCTATCAGGAACTACATTTAGTGTACCGAAGTCTGACAGATATACGTCAGCAGTACCAATAATTGTAGTTGGTGAAGATTTAGGAGCTTGATAACGCTGTTCTGCAATACCAGTAAAGCTAGATACTTGCACCTTGTTTTTAGGTGAAACTAATAGCATTGTTGGTTCGCCACCTTGGTCATAAGCTTCTAACATTGCACCCTTTAAGTCTTCTTCATCAAAGGTTGTAACGCCTGCTGTACCTGTTGCTGCTACATCGTTAGTAGTAACCCAAGCTTGCATACCTTGAAGTGTACGAGCTGTTGTAGAGTTACCAGCATCTTGTGCTTGGTCAGACAATAGGATAGTTTCCATGTCTCGTTTTAGCTCTGATGATGCTTTAGCTAGTTGGTAAGCTGTTTCTGTAGTTCTACCAGCTTTATCTACTACGTCATCTGTTGTTGACACTTGCACTACTTTGTCAGAAATTTGAGTTCTATTTCCAACTTTTGTTGTTGTTGCTAGTGCTGGTGCTACTGCATCAGCCCCTTCTAATTGTGCATTAGTTGGGTCTACATCAGCCAGATTGTCTGTTTGCCATTCGTGGTATGTCGCTTTAGCTTTAGTTCTGCCAATAGTTGACATGAATGGAGTTGTTGTTGGTGAAATGTCGTAAATCGCGTCTTGTAAGTCTTCGCGTTTACCCTCTGTATCGTACGTTAGCATAGTTGCCATGATTTGTGTTTCCTCTTAAATAAAGTTTTTGAATACCGAGGTGGCATCATCTAAACTTCCTGACGTCCTCAGTCGTTTTTTCTGTTTAGTGTAAGTATCAGCATTAACGACTTTTTTACCTTTCTTAGCCATCCTAGGAGCGTTAGATAGTTTCTTATTAACACCTGCCTTAGATTGCTGTAGTTTATCGTACTCCATAGCCTTCTGTAGTATTAGTACATGCCTATGGTCGTAAACTTGTGATAATTCTTGGTCACTAAAACCTACACTCTTCCCAAAGCTACGAATATCATTCTTGATTTGTTCAGCTTTCTTTGGGTCAGAAAATTCCTTTACTTTTTCAGATAACATTTTAGCTTCATTGGCTACGACAGCATGTTGCTGTTGAGCTTGATATGCTTGTTGCTGTTGCTGCACTTTAGCTCTTTCTTGGCGTAGTAAATTAATCTTTTTGTTTGTTTCTGTTTGCTCCGCTACCTTAATAGCGTACTGTATTGGGTCATTTTCCTTTAGTTCTTCGAGATTAACTTGCTCACCATCGGACATTAAAAACTGTTCGACCTGGGCTAATCTCTGAGCATATTCCTCTTTCACCTGCATAGCTTGCTGCACTTCATGGGCATGTGCTTCTACCTTTTTGCGTGCTTCAGCTAATGTTTGAGATTTTTTGGTATAGTCATCGCCTTTCTGGTATCCACTTACAAGCTCTTCTAGGGTGACATCTTTCTCTTCACCGCCAGCTTTAACTCGATAAGTTTTGCGTTCCTCTACCTCAACATCGTCTTCATCAGTATCGTCTGGTTCATCCTCTTCGGACTCCTCTTCTACTTCTTCGGACTCTGTTTCTTCAGCAGCTTCCTCAACTGCTTCCTCATCCTCTTGTTCATTAGTTACCTCTGGTTTATCGTTTGATTCCTCGGCTTCTAACATATTAGTGAATGTCTCAACTGCATCTACTTGAGTTTCAACTACTTCGTTAGAAGTGTCATTGATTTGCTCTTCCATTGTATTTCTTCCTTATAATTTGCTATTTAACGATAGCTCGTTTTAGGGTAGTTACCCTATCTATTCATAATTAAAGTTGCACCACGGGGCTTATATGAGCTCCTAGAGGTATTCTTACCTCTTGTTTCTATTTAGTGCATCCAATCTCATTTGTTCTAATGTATCTTTGTTACCTTGTTCTATTATGGCAGCTTTTCTTCTTTCTAGGTCAGCTAACCTTTCCGCTTTAATTCTTTTAGCTTCTAGGTCTCTTTTTACCTGAATTGGCTCTTTATACCCTTTGTAATCAAGATTATAAGCTCCTGCTTCATTAATATCTGTAGGCCAATCTTTAGGTCTTATTAGTGGGTTTTGAATAGTATATTCGTTAGCCCTTCTAGTTTTAGTCCAATCTACATTATCCTTAAACATCTGAACTTGCTTAGAACCAGGTGTTATGTGACCTAATAACCCATCATCTAACCTTTGATGTAGGATATGATAGTTATCACCTTGAATCCAGCTACCATATTTATCATATTTTGTGTTACCATGCAGTAATGAGTTTCTTACATTGCTGACTTGTTTAGGGTATTGAGCAGCATTAAAGGCTTCTTGTATATTTCCAAACCAAACAGGCGGGGTATCTCTTCCATTAATGGTTACATCTACACCACCTTTGGGTAGTGGAACAAGAGGCTCTATCTCATCTACACTGATTAAACCACTTAATCTGTTAGCATTGCCTGGTGTTTGTGGTACATTTGTACCCATGTTTAGCTTGCTTTCAAACCTTTTAAACATGTCAGCCATGTCTATAATTTTCTTAACATTAATTCCCATTAAGCCATCTCTCTTATTGCTTTAGCAGTCGCTTCCATTCTTTTCTTAATGCCTGGAGCTGTATCTGGGTTTCTATATTCATCATTATTTAAGAACTCTTTACTTGCTTTTACGTAATTTCCTTCGTTAATAAGTCTAATAGTATTAGGGCTTCCAGATAAACTGCCTCTATACCAAGAGCCTAGCATGTTTTTTCTAGCCTCTAAAGGCATGTCATCAAAGCCAGGAATGTTCTTATTTATTGCATCAATTCTTGTGTTAATGTCTTCTTCTAGGTACTCATCAGCCTGTTCTTGAGTAATGGAATCACCTTCATTAGCTCCAAACCTACCATATCCAATAGAAAAACCATCAGCATCAGGATAAGCAGTTAAACCTAATCCTTCTTTCTTTTTAATAAAATCTGTGTAATCATCAGCTCTATTTAAGTTTTTCTGGAGTAAACTTGGCGGTACATCTCCTGCCACCATGTTGCTAATCTTATTGTAATTGCCAGAGTTAGCTTGGCCTACTACTTTTTTGAGATTAGGCCTTCTTTTAAATAATCATAAGGGTCTATTCCATAAGCTTCAAAGAGTTGTCTTCTTTCCTCATCTGTAGCATCTTCATTCATAATCTGATTAATGATGAGTTCTCTATCTCTTTTTAAGTTGTAATCACTTTGGTTATCTGGGTCATAATCTATGCCTACTTTCTCTCCACCAGCATATGTTGTGTCGTCAGTGCCAGTACCTGTTGAGTTAAATAAATTCTTAAACCAGTTGTTTATTTCACCTGGGTAATCAGTATTTCCACCCGCATTTGGTCCAATAAAGTCTTTAGTTTTGTCAAATTGAGTTAAATTAACACCTGAGCCATCACCAACAGTACTCATGCCTGAGCGGTCAATATATTCTGGGTAGAGTCTAGCAGCATCTGTTTCTGCGTTACTTGCTTCTCTTTGTTTTTTTAACTTTGCCGCTGCCACTTCTGCATCATTATCTGCTACCGTTGCTCCACCACCATTTACCTGTGTTGGGCCTACTAGTTCGTTTCCTGTTCCTAGTAAATTTGTAGGGTACATGCTAGTATTTATATCGGCATTTGGGTTATAGCCTGTTGATTGCTGTACAGCATTATTTTCTGTTATAGGTATATATCTTTGTAGCTCTTCACTCCATACCATATTTGAGTCTGATGAGCGTGGTGCAGGTTGGTTATATAAATCATCCATTCCTACTTTAGCTACTGAGCCATCTGATTGCATAGAGTTAGGCATTTGTTCAGCAGTATATGTAGCAATAGGGTTATAGTAACCTTCTACTCTAGCTCCAGGGTTTTCATCATAGATGCCCTGATATTGGTTATATGAACCGCCACCTGGTAAATCTGGGCTGTAATTGTTAGTTTTATCTATATTACTTACACCTAGATGAGATGGGCCTACTTCTTGTCCTTGATATGGTGTCATGCTTGGACCACCTACCTGACCTGTTACATCCATCTGAGGTAATGGCTCTTGTGCATTTTGACTATAATTATTACCACCAAAGAAGTTAAATCCTGTTCCACCACCTTGTTGTTCTTGTACTGGACCACCCATTAAACGTCTAGCGTTTGCATGAGGGTCATACATTTGAGGTTGAGATTGAAGTGAATTAAATCCTTCTTTCATAAAGTCTAGCAAAGCCATATTATATCTTCCATTGTTTGTCTTTAATTTTCTTACCATCTGCGATGCTTTGCAAATGAGCCATAATTTCATTAATAGTAGTGATTCTTAGGTAACATATTTCTCTTGATTCTTTTTCATCAACTTCTGAGTTTACTATCATGTCTAAGTGCATTTTAACTAAATCATCCATTGCTTCCTTAAAGCTATCATCGTTAAGAATGTTAGCCATTATTTCTTCTTTAATCATTCGTATTTCCCAAATAGTTGTCTTATTTGCTCTGTTAATGCATCATCTTTCAATACTTCATCTGGTGTCATTTTTTCAAAAGAGTCTGGTCCTGCACCTATATCTGTTACCTTTCCTGGCACAGCTCCATCATTAGGTAATGCAGTAGCGTTTGCATCGTTAGCTGCTGTTTGCACTCTTTCTTTTGGCACTGACTCGTAAACCCTTGCTTTAGGTACATTTGCTTTAATAGATTGTATCTCATCGCCCTTTTGGATAGCTAATATTTTATTAGTTATTTTTTGCATTAATGTTGCTTTTACTGCAGGTGACATTGTTTTACTTCTTTCTACATCTGCCATCATATCAACTAAATTATTTAATATACCATCAGCAGTTCTGTCTAATCTATTTGCATTTAGGTGTGATACTAGTTTTGGGTTATACTTCTTAGAGTCTAGTAACTTATCTAATGCAACAATAGCATCTCTACCACGAGTATTTGGCCCTAACTTTAACTCACCTGGAGGTAGTTCAGGGTTTATATTTACTGTGTCTGTAATTCTTTTATCGTTAGGAAGTCTATTAGATGTAAATGCTTCTAATGCTTCATCTGCACTTCTTTCATTAGATACTACATTTCCAGAGTCATACCAAGATTTATTAGATATTGCTAAGTCTGGGTCATTAAATACAGGTATATCAGGATAATCACCTTCTCGTGTCCTATCTATTAACTTTTCTGGGCTTACTTCTGGAAGTGGTTTATTTGCACCGCCATTGTTAGCAAAGTTTCTTGTAGCAGATGGTGTTCTGTCTATGTTTGTATATGTAGTACTAAAGTCTTTATCTTCTTTTAGTAGCTTAACTAATAATGCTTCTAGTATCTCTTTTTTACCTGCCATGATTAACCCTATAAGTATTGTTGTTTGTAGCTTTCGCCATCGTATGTTGTTTCGTAGGGCTTGGCCCAGTTAGTTCTTTGTATTGTTGCTGTGTCTAATCCTAATGCTAAGTACCTAAATGCATCTGCACAATGAGAACTCCAATCGTGCAATGGTTTTT